ACTGGCCGAAAAGGAGTAGCGCCGTGAGCGAAGACCGGACCACGTACCTGGGCAGTCATAGCGCCTCTGGACTTCTCGGAGTCTCTCCGTGGTCCGGTCGTCACGATGTCTACATGGAAGCACTCGGTATCCAGTCGAAGCCGCCGAAGAAAGAAGAGTTCCAGTTCTGGTTCGGCAAACGCATGGAGCCCGTCATCAAGGACTGCTACGAGAGAACCACCGGCAAGAAGATCGTGGCAGAGCAGGCGTTCTTCAGATCGTCAGAGTACCCGTTCATGGCCTGTCATGTCGATGGCCTCGTTCTGCGCGATGATGTCCCCTACTCCACGAATCACCCCTACCAAGACGTTGATCCAAAGCAAATCGCAGAACGGGGCTACGAGGCCAAAACTGCTCATCCCATGTACGCTCGCGAGTGGGGTGATGCGGACGATGCGGTCCCGCAGTCTTACTACCTACAGTGCCAACACAACATGATTATCACCGGATTGCGCGTCTGGGATCTGGCCGTCAGCATCGGCACGTTCTTCAAGATCTACCCGATCCAGTACGACGAAGTGGTTGCGGCGTTCATCATCGAAGCAGCGAAGAAGGCGTGGGCCGAGATTCAGGAACTCCGCAAGCTGATCGCATCAGAAGATCCAACCGACAAGCGCATTGCCTCTGAGCGCCTGTTCCAGATCGCACAGAAGGACGAAGAGGCCAAGCAGCAGATCGTGACAGCCATCTGGCCGAGGCCGACGCTCCACGAGGAGCCCGTGCCTGAGCAGCACTACGGTCTGTTCGTGCAGATGATGGAGACGAACCAGAACCTGAAGGCCGAGGAAGGGAACTGGGAAGAACTCGCGAACAAGCTGCGTCTTGCGATGGGGGAGTGGGAACGCTGGACTGGCCCGGGAGGGGTCGTGGAATGGAGGGCGTGGGGCCAGTCCAGACGGTTCCTTGTGAAGCCTGACGCTGAACACAAGGCATGAGGTAGGCAGAAGGAATTACCTTGAAAGGAATAGATGCGATGAGTCCACGGAAACCGACACGCGAGCAGCTCGGATTGAGAGTTGGTGATCTTGTCGAAGTTACAAAGGATGACGGATCGACAGAGCAGCATCATGTGAAAATTGAGCCATGGCAATTGGGTCACGGCGAGTATGTGGTTGGGCTGCACGGAATTTCAGGTGGGTACAAACTGACTAGGTGTGTACTCAAAAGTCAGTAAAGGCAATCTGAGTAGCCTGCGGTGAAGCGCAGGACGGAAATCGCGATTACCCAAGAGGTGAGAGATGGCCATGGACCCACTAGACCGGATCAGTCGAATCGTTGACGACGGAGAGGATCTGCCGTTGACGAGAATAGCCGCAGTCCTGGGACTGGATAAGGAAATAGACCGCCTATCCGAAGAGAACGCGAAGCTTCGGAATCTGAACTCGTCGCTGGAGGCAAGGCTAAGGCTCGCACGTTCAGTTTGTTCAGAAGCGGTTCCTGTCCTCAAAGATGGATGCGAGAATGTGCGAAACCTAATCGGGCGCATGGAAGCGATAGCAAGGTAATAGGAGCCTGCACTGGAGCGCAGGCTGGGAAAAGCGGAATTACCACTCAGGAGGACGCCGTGCAAGACATAGCCGAACGACTGCGAACGCAGGACAATCGTTGTACTGCGGAGCCAATGTTCTGCTTGCAAATCAAGGTGCGCGATATTGGGTACGACCCGAACTACTCAGAAGGTCAGACCGTCTGGATTGACATGAGCGGCGAGCATGATGAGGTTCCGCCCGAGTCAGAAGGTGCTGAAGAGTTTGGTTATAAGGACAGATGGGAAACTGTCATGGTCGCGTTCACCGAGCAGGGGCTTCTGGACTACATGACACTCGACGGGCACAACGTGAAGCGCCGTGCGTACAAGGGCGAGACGCGCATCTACGTGGAGTCGTTTCGGCGATGCGAAGAGATGATCCGCATTCGAAAGCATCTCCTGGAGGCGAAGGAAATTGACGACCTGAAGGCGAAGATCGTAGAGCTGGAGGCTAGGCTCAAGGAATCTCAGTGGAAGTGCGCCGACGCATTGTCCGCGCTGTCTGCCGTCGGCTTGGCCGTTGAAGAGTACAAGGCGAACGAAGCCAAAGCAAGGGCCGAAGGGTCAAGATAGCCGCTGAGGCGGCAAGGTAGATCGGTATGGGCACACATAGCAAACGATGCCGTTGTCGGCCTGCGATTTTTGCCATGCTATACCCGCAAATGGTGCGGGTGGCTCGACGCTTTGGGTACGCCCTAGCCGTACACGGGTCCATGCAGAAGGATTTTGATCTAGTGGCTATCCCGTGGGTAGCTGAGGCAAAACCAGGGCGACAGTTAGCAAAAGCTATTGCTGACAGTGTGGGTGGTTACTGCGCCCACGAATCGGTCAAGCCTCACGGGCGGGTAGCCATTGTGATTCACTATCCTGGTGGTGGTTACATAGATTTTGGATTCATTAGCAGCCGCTGAGGCGGCAAGGAGAAAGTGATGCAGAGGCGCATGGTCGAAGTAAGAGAGGGCGAACTTCTTGGCCCGATAGACTGGTCGTTTGACTTCGACTCAGTGAAATGGGCAGATGGACGCGGAGGAGCCAACCCTGAGATTGTTGACAACGCCGTCAAGATCTTGCGAGAGGTGTGTGTTGGGGATACGATACAGGGATTATATGGAGACAAGCCGCGTAAGGTGCTGGCTGTTGGCATGTACGACGGGTGGCCACACTGGAAGCCATTTCCGTCTGTTCTCGTCGAGTCGTGGAGTGGTTCTGAGTGGCAAGGGTTCACATACTTACGGGCGATTGTAGAAAAAGCGGGTAGCCGCTGAGGCGGCAAAGGAGGAAGTGATGGGACATTTTTTGAGTTCAGTTCTCGTAAGTATTGGCATCCTCTGCGGAATGGCATTAGTAGCGTGGCTTGCGTTCAAAGTCACATGCTACGCGGGGAGCCTGTACGGCCTGTGGGGTATGATTCCGGTTGGCATCGTTGTTGCCGGTGTCTCTGGTGGTCTGATTTGGTTTGGGATTGGTTTACTCTGTATGATTTGGTTTTTTAGCCTATAAGGCATGAACCTGAGAGCCGCCGCTGCGGCAAGGAGAAAGTGATGATTACGGATGAAGAGCTGGATGCTGAGTACAGGTTCAATGTTCTGGCGTACTCTAACGGAAAAGTAGTTAAGAAGCCCCTCCACAAGCCCCTGCGGAGCGAACAGCGCGGGGGATTCGTCGGGCTCGTTCGGTGGGCCACAAGAATAATGGGGGGGAATGAGTTTGACCGTGTTTCTGTTTGGGTGGAGCAGAAGGATGATGGCGGGAAGTGGCACCAAACGATGCACGTTGACGTGTATCGACGCGGGACAGACTGGATCAGAGTCAAGGGTGAGTTCCCCAGAGTGATTATTTGAAAATGTCGCTGAGGCGGCAAGGAGAGAGGGAGCGGGCACCGGATTGGGGCGTTGAGGGCGTTACGAGGTGGAGTAGCCAGCGCCGGTGATAACAAGCTGGTGGCAGCCACGCGGTGATGAGCGACCTGGACCCCAATCCGACCCCGTAGTAGCCGCTGAGGCGGCAAGGCGGCGTGAAAGCGGCTGGTTTTTCTCGCCGTGCCGTGGCTGTGCCGATGCTTTTTGTAGTCTGCGCAAAAAATCACGACAGAAAACACTTGCTGGCGCTGTGAAAAACGCTAGTATCGGTTTCCGAGGAGCCGCGCTGAGATGATTGAGCAAACGCATGATCAGAATTGGCATGACCGCAGAAGGCTAGGCATAGGTGGATCGGACGCAGCGGCAATAGTCGAGCTGAGTCCGTGGAAGAAGCCCATCGACGTCTTCTGTGACAAACTCGGACTCACCGTTCCAGACCAATTGGATAACGACCAGATCAGGTGGGGTCGACTGATGGAGCCGGTCGTCCTAGCTGACTGGACCTTGCGCACTGGCCGAAAAACCCTCCCGCGACGGTTCTTTACGCACCGAAAATTCCCATGGCTAGTTGGAAACGTCGATGCCTGTGTTGAAGGCGTCGAAGAGGGCGCCGAGGTCAAGACGTCGATGTCCGGAGAGGGCTGGGGGGCCGAGGGCACCGATGAGATCCCGATTTACTATCTCACCCAGTGTCACCACTACATGCTAGTGACAGGCTGGAAGAGGTGGCATGTCATTGTCCTGATTGGTGGGTCTATTCGCAAAGACTATGTTATCGAGAAGGACGAGATGGCCGAGCAGATGCTTTTCGATGCCGAGAGTGAGTTCTGGCATGAGCACGTATTGAAGAAGAACCCGCCGGAAGTGACCAGTTACAGTAAAGAGTACGCCCTATGGCTCATCGGAAAGACGCAGAAGCGGGCCATGCGGACCGATGGTCCGAATGGCGATTTTGGCGTCGACATGGTTCTCACTGACGTGATCAACGCATACCTCCTGAAGCAAAAAACGGAAGAGGACTTCAATGCGGCGAAGTTCCGGGTGATACAGGTGATGGCGGCCAACGGGGTCGACGAGCTGTACTCTGAGAGCGGTAAGGCGCTCTGGAGGCCGAAAAAAGGGCGACTGATGACCAACTGGCCAGCCATTGTAGAGGAGGCGAAAATAAGTCCGGAAATAGTGGCGAAGCACACCAAGCACGGTGAGCCGTCCGACTTCTTCAAGGTAACCCCTCGTCTTGTGAGCCAAGCCGAGTACCAAAACGGAACGGAAACAAACGGAAAGGAAAACGCAGCATGAGTTTCGAGAACACGTCGGTTGCAGACCCGAAGGCGCTCAAGAACATGATGGCCCGCTTCAATACGGAGGAGGGCTACCAGAGCCTTATCAAGTCGGCAGGCAGCGTCGTGGCGATGGACCGCGTGCGAGCCAAGCGGTATCTCGACCTCCTGTCGAGCTACTGCCAGAAGCAGCCGCTTCTCCTGAGTTGCACGCCTGCGAGTCTCTGGCAGTGCATGAAGACGGCGGCGGCGTTCGGACTTGAGCCCGGACTTCTGGGAATGCTCTATATCGTCCCATTCAAGAACCACGGCACCTACGAGGCGCAGGTGATTCTCGGCTATCGTGGGCTGATCGAATTGACCCGCCGCAGCAAAGCCGTCAAGTGCGTTGAGGCCTTTCTCGTCTACGAAGCGGACCTTCGCGCTCCGGGGAAATTTGAGATCATCCTCGGCCTCAATCCGGACATTGTCCATGTGCCGAACTGGCGAGCGTCGCACAGCGGCCAGAAGCCCATTGGCGCGTACTGCGTCAGCACGATGGCGGACGGCAATAAGACGTTCACGTTCATGACCGACGAAGAGATTGAGGCTATCCGGTCACGTTCACGCGCCAAGGACTCCGGCCCTTGGGTGACCGATCCTGGCGAGATGTACAGGAAGAGCGTCACGCGCCGTCACTGCAAATACCTGCCGGTGTCCGTCGAGGACTTGACGCTCATTGACGCGGCTCGACAGGCCGATTTCGACGTAGACCCGACCGAGTCGCAGGTTGAGACGCGGGGCGGCGTCCCGATTTCCTCGTCGCCCGTTGAA